GTGTTGAACAACGGAAAGATCGTTGCATCTACGGCTGAAGCTGCAAAATCCTGCATGAACTGAAGTGTCAATGAACCAGTCTTAAGCCCACCTATCCGCTCCCTAAAAGTTCCGCCAAAAGCGGTGACCTCTAAATCATCTGATTCTAAAGCTAACTCAACCTGATTAAGTGAAGTCGAGAGATTTGTACCGTTCACGGTAATTTTGTAATCCGTTGCGGAAAACTTGGCCATGCTGTTTTGCTCCTAGTCTGCGTAGCAGAGAACTACGAACTCTGCCGATAAATAGTTTACCTCACCAACAATTAGTTCCCCATAGTTACGCATATCCGTAACTCGTAGATCGAACGCTTTGCCAGCAAGAGTCTTATCTGATTCTATCGCTAGTTTAATACTGTTAGCCCCGGTGCTTGAGCAGTAAGAATCTATTGCGCTTTGACCTGTTCGTTCTGATACACGCCCAACAATAACTTGAACCGCAAACGTGTAGGTCTGCATTCCTCTATGGAATGTTTCGTCATAGTTAAGCGATACTGGAAAGACAATTGCAACTGGTGGGTTGATGCTGTCTGGCTGATAATCAGAAACTCTTAGACCGTTGATTGTTGCAAGGTTTGTTTTAATACCTGCGCGTAGTTCTGTAATCGAAGCCATTACGCAAAGTTTCGCATTCTGCGATACGGCGCAACAAGTTGCTCAACATCTGGATCAAGATAACGACTAACTCGCATTGCGCCCATGTCACCAAATCCAGCGATTCCAAGCGGCGAATCTAAACGTTTAAAAATTCTGCTTGCCTGAATGATGCAGGCTTGAGTGATTGAAGTTGGAACGGATGCCCAACCAAACACGCCAGTTACTTTTACCAATGCTTGTTCTGACTCAACCGGGAACAGATAGTTCTCAACTGCGCGAATGCGTGTGTATGGAACGGCAAGCCCATCAACGTTTCCGTTCAATGGTTCTAGCTGATAATCACCAACTGCCCATGTTGTATCAAATACACCATCGCCAGCTGATGAAGTTTGCAAAGTTAAAGCGGTGCTTGAAAGATCGTCAATTTGTGTAATAAATGAATCGTCTGCTGCGTAGTAGCGTGTGGCAGTTCCCATTGAGTAGAAGTATCGCCCGGCATGACCATCAATAGCACGAGAAGCAGATTCAACCGCCATCTCTAATAATGAATCATCAACGCTATCTTGAATGCGAGCTGCTGCCTTAATTTGGGCAAGTGTGCAATAGCCATTTGTAATTGCCAAAGTAACTCCTAAGTCTTGTTTATTCTACCAAGCCAAAAGATAGATGACTCATAAACCTAGTTCTGCTCTTACTTGTTGAATGTGCGCCTTGCCAATCGAATCATGCTCTGATGGTCTGCCAATTCCGCTCATTGTTACTCTGCCGTATCCAATGTCATAAATACAACGAACGGTTGTCGCGTGAAAGGGTTTTGCTCCAGCTGCCACGCAACGTATGTAAAGTTCCCAATCGTCAAAAATTGCGCCTTTAGTATGTCCACCAGTTCGTTCAAATAACTCACGCTTGATAGGTGCAGAACCCGGGCAGGTCATTTGACTAGGTATCAATTCAGGAATCCATCGGCCTTCCATAATTGAGCCATCATGCTTTAGCTGAATCTTGTCAATGTAAATGTCGCAACCTTGTGCATCCGCTTGATCTAGTTCATCGAATGCACCGGGCAGATAGCAATCATCAACACCAATAAGTGAGAACCAATCGGCAGTTTGTTCTGTCTGGATTCTAAGCATGAAGTCTGCAAACTCGCCTTGCATCTCAATAATCTTTGTGATCTTTTTATACTCTTGCGGAATTGTTGAATGCACTAATTCTTTATTTTGTGAATCGTGCGCAAGAACTATTGAATCTGGTTGTCTTTTAAGTGATTGAACACCTGTCCAATAGGTAGGCAGAAACTCACTATAAGTTGTGCCAAATAAACAAACACCTAACCCAAGTGTTAATGACTTACTTTTCATTGTTGAACCAATCGCCAAAATGTATCCCCTGCATTATCGATCATGTGTCTTAAGTGATCTTTGTCTTGCCAATCTTCAACGCTGGTAATTCCAACATTCTCGTTCGTGTGAATCCTGCAACCTGACAATACGGCTTCCATAACTGCGCGACATTCAGATTCAAACGCTAAAGGCAAGTGAACAAACCATTCACACCTTGCCATCGCATCTAAGACTTCATCACGCGGCACATTGCTAAGTGCTTTGAATTTGTAACCGGCTTGCGCTGCCCAAATCTCTGCTTTGAGTTTTCCCTTGAGTGGATGACTACGCGCCGCCCACAATGCAAACGGTTGCTTGTCCATGTGGTCATAACATTTTGACGTGTCGAAGTAGCTTAAAACTTGCGCGGTCTTTCGTGGTTTAGTCCATGCAAGTTCCCTGCGCAAGTGTGCCGGCGTATGCGTTACGAATAAACGACTGCTACGAATCAATGTGTTTAGTCCTGCGCGTGGGGTTTGTAAGTGATGCACAAAGACAAATGGCTCATACTCGCTTAGGCGGTTTAGTTGCTGATCTGTGAACGCATCTGTTCCAGTTACAACAACAGAATCGAATTGGTGTATGTCATGTGTATCAAAAGTTTCTGGCGTGACAATTTGTATATCAAATCCCAATGGTGCTTGAAGTCGGTATTCGTAATCAGACATTTCTGCCCCACCTGCAAACCTGCCAGAGAACAGTCCATTGAGTGCCGATTCCTGCCCCGTAGAAGCATTGTGAGCCACGTTCGTCACGTTCTCTATGTGATGGGTGTACCAACCTATTTTCATGCCGTAGGCCGTTCTGTGCCTTTAGCCCCTAGAACCTCTATTGCAGGTTTCCAGAAGTCGTTGAATACGGTATCCGCGTTATACGCCTTAGCAAAATCCTGCGCCTTTTGTGAGCGACCTCTGCCACGCTGATACGCCTGCTCTAGTGCATCGACAATGCCGGGAACGCTAGGCATATGAAACCACGCTGACTGCGGTGCATCCCATAAAGGCTGACCATCAACTAGCCAACCATCGCCAACGAGTTCTGTCGAAGCTGCAAAGTCTGAAACGATTACGGGAGTTCCGCAGGCTTGCGCTTCTACTGTTGGAACACCAAAGCCTTCGCCGTAGCTAGTCGCAAGCAAAACATCCATTGCCGTATAAAGCGTTGCCAAAGTAGGTTGATCTATTCCTGTTCTAAGTAGATAAGGATCAACGAATGAATACTGGTGTTCTTTGATACCGCATGACGTTATGAGGTCTTGAAGTTTGATGCCACCTAATGAACCACTTGCGTCTGTATGCAAATAGAGAACAACGTCATCGTGCATCTGCGCGAACATACTAAAGGCCAAAAGATTTTCACCAAATGCCTTGCGGTTAGGTGATACGCCTTTATTAGCTGCGTTCATTCCAACAACAAATACATCTTCACTAGCACCAATGAAATCTCTGCCAGTAACTCCCTTATGTCGCTTCATTGGCTTGAATGCAGAATCAATAGCGTGTGGAATGTATAACGCTTCAATGCCTACGTTCTCTAACATTGCTTGCCCGTACTGACTCATGGCAATTGGGGTAACGAAGTCTTGCCTGCACCATGCTGCAACTTGTGGCGGTGCAGGAATGTGATCAACTGGAACCCAACTTGCAACGTTCCAATCTGACCAACGCTTACCCTTGAAAACCCAAACGTCATAAAGCGTGAACAAGATGTGATTCTGTTTTGGATTACGTTGCGCCCAATCAAACATATGCGCAGGTACTACGTCATTGGAATACAGGTCTGCACCGCGCTGATAAATTGGGATGCCGTTCCAGTCGCTGTTGCTTCCCTCTAGACCGTAGTTGTTAAAGACTGCAACATTGTGACCCATTGCTTTCATACGGCTAGTGACTTGAGCAGTTGCAACACCATAACCCGTATTAGCCCACGGCGCGTTAGATACCCAACCAATACATAAAGAATCCTGCACAGATAATCCTTTGTTCGCAGATAAAAGAACCTTAACTTAAAACCTGCCAAAACAAAAGCAGAACCCCACCAAGCCTGCGCTCCCGGTGGGGTTCTACGTTTTGGGGTCGTGCTACTAGCTGGCTCCGCCTGCGAAGAACTTAACGTGTGATGTCTGGATTAGGTTACCGTCAACACGCATGGTAGCGCGGAACGTAATCAAGTCATTCTGGAATGCGTAATCGTCTGAACGATCTAAGCGAATTCCACCAACGGTGCGTACGAAGTAACTAGGTAGGTGACCGAACAAAACCGACTTTGCGGAAGTTGCTGGATCTGCCATGCCCGGATTTTCGTAAACTTCGTAACCAAGAATAAGGTCACGCTTGTCTGCCGATAGTGCTGGTGAGAATACGTAGTTTCCAGCGGTGTCCTTCAACTTGCGAACTGCACCAATAGACTTTGCGTTCATCATCCAACCAGTTCCCGGAAGGGTACGGCCTGCGGTATCAACGCTGTAAACCAAATCAATTAGGTTGTCTGCGGTGAATGCACCTGATACTGCGGTTGAACCAGTAATACCTGAACCTGCTGCGGTTACGATGCCTGTTGGCTGTACCGTTCCAGTACCAGTTGTTAGTGCGCCATTGACTGCAAAGCCAAGTGCGTTACCAACATTCTGTGAAAGGAATCCAAGAATGTCCACGCCTGCATCTTCAACCATTTCGCGGCTGATCTGTGTTAGGAATGAATACTTGTATGCGCCAAGAGTCTTGAACGCATTGAAGGTTGGATCGCTTTCACCAATTGCTGCGGCTTCTGAAGAAACAGTTCCAGTTGAGTAAGCACTCAATGAAGGAATCTGAAGGTTCTCGCCACCTGCTGTATTGATGATTGTTGATGTTTCTAGAAGTGGCCCGATTTTTCTGGCCAAGAGGACAACATTGTCATAGAAACTTGTTGGAACTGGTGCGCCAGTTGAACCCTTAGTAACATCGCGCTTCTCGAACGAGTGGGAACGAATCTCACCGCGAGCTAGGGAACGGATTAGTTCTGATTCATCAATTGCTGCAACAGAAACTGCTGGCTTAACCTGTGATTCAAAACCCTTCATGGCTTCGGCAGCGCGTTCTTCGCGTTCTGTCTGTGCCTTAATGGTGTCAATTACTGCTGAACGCTGATCAAGGTCTGCCATGATGCGGTCATAGGTTTGGTTTTCTTCGCCGGATAGATCGCGCTTTTCAGCTGCTGCTGAGTCAAGAAGAGCCTTTGCTTCTTCCCAAGCCTTTGCACGAGCTTCCGCTTGCTGACGGATGTAGTCAGACATAGTGAACTCCTAAAGTGTTTGATTGGATTGGTCTTACATTTTCTGCGTGGCTCCACGACAGTTGCGCAATAGCGGCTCCGCATAATGCTTATCTAATTATGGCACAAAAAAAAGTTAGACCCACACCCTTCCCCTGATGCAGGTCTAACTATGAGAAAGTTTAGAACGCTTTGAGCATTAGGTCAAGTTGCTTACGCTTGATCTCTAATAAGTCATTTTGTGTTGGCTGTTCTGCGCGTAGCTTTGAAACAACTTCGCTGATTAAATCTGCGTGTTCTGCTTCTAAAGTTTCGCCTGCTTCTAGTTTCAGGATCGCATCGCTTAGGGCATCCACGTCAACGGCAGTTCTTTGCGCGAGAATGTCTAATGAACGAACGCTTGCAGTTGTGGCTTCGTAGGCAGGGAATCCAGTCACGATTGAAACTTCGTGAAGTCGAACCTGATTAAGTTCACGAGTTGCGCCATCTGCGCTCCATGTATCGCCTTTAGGTGGAACGCTAAAGCCAAACGACATTGAGGAAACATCGCCACGTTGCATAAGCACCGATAGATCGCGCCCTGCGGTTGTATCTGGCAGTTGTGCCTGCGCTAGTAATCCGCGTGAATCTTCTGTGAGTTGCAAAGTTCCAGAACGAGTTGAGCCTAGAACCACGTCTGTATTGTGATTCATAAAGAGCTTGATCTCATTGCGCGACTTCAAAGAACGCTTGAATGCGCCTTCCTTGATTACTTCAGTAAACGGCAACGGTTCACTAGGGGAATTGAATACGGCGGCGTATCCTGTAAAACTCATGCCATCGCCTGATGATTCAGCTGCGCGAACATCAAACTCAACGGTATTAACGCGGCGTTCTACTGTGGTTGTCATTTGTTGCCTTTCGTCTTTGTTCAAGTTTAACGCTATCGTGCGCCACTTCTCGTTTTGTAAATCGTTCGTTGTTCGTGCTTCAGCGCGGATACGATCAACCACGCCTTGCGCATAATCTAGAACTCTTTGCGCCTGTCGCTTAGTCGGCCCTGATCCCCAAAGTAAATGAGCAACTACGCCCGGTGACGGATAGTTTTCAGAACTAGGGTTTGCATCTGGCGAATCTAAATCAACTAAGTGTCGTGCAATCCACGCGGCTATTGCAATCCACTTGTCATCTGAAACTTGTCCATCTGCCATGAGTCGCGCATCACGAATAGTTTTCTCAACTAAGCCATCGCCACCTAGACCATCTGCATAGTAGGCAAGACCTCGCCTAGCTGCGGCTCTCATGTATGCCGGTGGTTCTTGATTGATCGCGCGTTGATCTTGTGGGACATCTGGCACATCTGTTACATCTAACGCGGTAATTCCTAGTTCACGATAAACGGCGCGATTGGCAGGGTTGTTATCTATTGCCAAAATCACGTTGTATTCCTTTAGCAAACTTTCTGCCGTTGCTTTCTTAAATGCTGGCGTGTCTGCGCTACTGCCGGGATTCATAAACAAACGGTCATAGTCCACGCCCAAAGAATCTAGTTCCGCTTCAGTTTCAGCGCGTGTTGAATCATTGCGACCCGTAACGATAAAGATTTCAGTATCTTGCATATCGTCTATGTAGGCATAAGTCTTTTCAATTAAGCGACCACCTGAAATAAGTGTTCCGTCTATGTCCACGATTACTGCAAGTGGCCCTGACTCAATACGCACAGAATCTTCTTCCATTTGATCTGTTTGCATTTCATCGTTGCCCTGATACTCAAACTTTGTAAGTGGCGCGAAACCCTTTAGAACGAATTGATTTGTTTCGATAAGTTCATTGTCGTTCTTTTCGTAAACCTGAATTGTTGCTATCGGCGTATTCTGTGATGCTGTAACACTTCCACCTAACGGATTTGTTACTTCACCAAAAGTTGAAATCGAAGTGATCTCGCCGTACATGGTATTTCCGCCATTATCCCAAAAGACATAATCGCCAACTTCTAGTTCATAGTTAAGTGCGCGTTCGCCACCGGGTTGCATATCTTCAGCTAGTGAAATTGCAAGCATCTGATCAATGGCATCCTGCTTAGTCGTGTGACAACCCATTACTTCACCATCTTCTTTGATAGTTGCCCAACCTGAACAATCAGGTGATTTATCGGTTATGAAATACGGCATTAGTCTTGTGTCTGCCTTAACCAAGAAACTTGATGTGATCCACTTGCGCTAACTGCATACAACGCTTCGCCGGGATTCATAATAAGTTCAATGCTATCTAACTTCATTAAACGCAAACCGTTGCTAGAAGTAACTGAACCATTGCCTAGAAACAGATCATTCGTATTGTCGTTATTGTGAACGTGCAAACGCGATGGACTTGTTGAGATTCCATCTATTTCAGTTCGTGAAGTTCCAACCGTTAGCTGACCTGAAGTTATAGCCATGATTAACCCAGCGCGTCTAGTTCTTCTTGATGAACCGTAATTGCAGTTTCCAGCGTGACCAATGCAGCCATTGACGATGCAACCGAATCAGAGTCGCTGATCTTTTCAGCGATCTGGCGGTTAAGTTCATGCTGATACGCTTCGCCAGCGAATTGCTCAATGCGCTGTGTTAGTAAGTTGCGCTTGTGTTCATCTGTTAAAAGTGTGTTGAAGTCAATTGCCATTTGTTTTCCCTTATGCTGCTGCGATTGTTGTTACGGTTCCCGATGAACCTCTAAATTTAAGTGCGCCACCCTCAACGTAGAGGATGCCACCGCCAGTTGGATTTGATGTTGGTACTGTGCCAGCGTTTGCAATTCCAATTACGCTTGTTCCACCACCAAAAGAAGTAGTTGCAGAACCAAATTGAACACTTCTATTTGATGAAATAACCATAGTTGTGAAATTGTCTGAGCCAATAACTGCTCCAGCATCTCTAAAAGCAAGTTGTTGGACTGATGCTGAATTTCTTATTTCAAGTGCATTATTGTTAGCACTTCCATTAGTAATCACTAAGCCTTTAGTTCCACCACTACGCGCCGTTATAGAAGCCTGTGCAGGTGCGCTAACAGTTCCAGCGACAGTCTGCGCTCCAGTTGTTGTGTTGAGATACGAAACTGTAAACGGTGAACTATTGCTAACTGCCGATACGACTGCGCCTGTGGTGTTGTATCCCGTAGGAGTTACGCCAGCGACAACGATCAGATCACCAACGGCAAGGTTAGTTGCGCTAGTCATTGTCAAAGTTGCAGTTGTGCCATCGCCAGATGCAGCCGTTGTTGCGCCACCAACGCCAGAATTAATTGTTGTCGTTGAGCCTGAATAGATTTGCGCGTTAGCGTTACGACCGCCGAGTGTTGTCGGGGTTGAATTTCTAAGTTGAATTAAATCGGCAAGTTGTCCTGAAACGCTGGTTATTGTTGTGCCAGTCCAAGTTGTTAAACTTGTATTGATCGCAACTCCAGCACCAGAATCTGATGCGCTATTAACAATTAATCTGTTTCCTAAAGTTAGCGTTCCACTAGAACCCAGAGTTGCGACAACTGTTCCAGCAGAGTTTTGGATTTCAAATACACTAACCGCTTGTGAAGTTGCACCTTTGATAACCAAGCCTTTAGTGCCAGCACTTCTAGCCGTAATGCTTGCCTGTGCAGATACGGCAGCAGTACCGCCAGTTCCAGCCTGACCAGTTGTTAGCGCGGAAGCAATGGTGAAAGTTGTACTGGCAGGTACGGTCAGAATTGAGAATGTTCCGTCATAAGTTGCACCAGTAGTTGATGCTAGAACTACAAGATCGCCAACTGCTAAACCATGCGCTGATGCCATTGTGACAAGTGGGTTAATACCAGTAGCAATGGACTGAATCGTGCCACCGACAGCGGAGTTTATTGTTGTAGTTGAACCTGTAAAAATTTGAGCATTGGCATTTCTACCACCAAGAGTTGTTGGTGTGGAATTTGCATACCGAACAAAATCGGCAGTTTGAGCAGATACACCACGAACTTGAATACCAAAATTGGCTTGACCAACGGTATTGACATTTAGAATTGCGCCGTAGTTTGCAGCGTTTCCTAATTGTCCAACTAATGCTGTGATGCTACTTACTGATGTAATTGCCCCTGCACTTGAAACGCTTGCAACAACAGATGGTGTTGAGTTCTGCCATTCTTGCAAGTTTCCAGTTTGTGATGCAACGCCTTTTACAAGTAAGCCAACATTTGTAGTTGCAAACGTGCCAATGGTAAGAATTGTTGCTGCGTTAGTACCACTACCGAGAGAATGATTTAAGTTAGCATTAACTCTCATATTTCCGCCAGCAGTTATTTGAAAACTGCCACCTGTTCCTGCAATTACTAAATTATCCACTGTTTGTGCAGCAATAGATTGAATAGTTAAAGGGACACTTGCTGTTGAAGCGTTGGTAATCGTATGACCGCCAACTGTGAAAGCGTTGGCTGAACCTAGTCGCGCATAACGCCCGTCATTAGTTGTATTTTGTGCTGTTTGGTCAAAACCTAATTGCGCTGATGTGCTTGTGCCTGAATTAGTGATTGGTGAGGTTACATTCACAACACCAGATGAACCCGTAGCACCAGTTGCGCCCGTTGCACCTGTGGCTCCAGTAGCCCCTGTTGCCCCTTGAATGCCTACGTTTGAAGTCGTTATGTTTGCCGTAGTTTCAGTTACTGAAATTGTTGCAGACGTATCGGAAGTGA